ATCTCTTGCAACATCATGATGCAGTTGATCCGTAGCTTCCTTATAGTCCGTAGAGGACGTATAGAGAGCTTTGAAGGTGTCTGTCCTTTCGACATAACCTTCATATGCGTCCTCCTCACGATTATCGAGAGAGAAGACCATATCCTTAACTTCGTCTGACATCAGACGACAGAAAAGGTTCCACCCGTGATTGGATTTTCCCATCCCGGATGCACTGCTTCGTATCCCCTTTTCTAGGGGGGACGAAACGAGCTTGTTTACAACATCGAGTACGATCTTGAGACAAGCACGGGCCTTGGTAACAGTTCTTGCTTTACCAGGCTCCTTCACCATCGTGAGAAACGCATACTTAAGTATACGCGATGGTGTACGGAGAACGTGGTCTAGCGCTAGCCAGAATACCACTTCTCCAGTCGAATCGAAGGATTCTCTACTTTTGTAGATCTCGATTCGTCCGGTGTGCAGGTCCCTAACTGGGACACACTCACCGATCGGTAGAGTTGCAAGCAGTTCTCTTGCAGCCTCTATCGTACCGCCTTCATTCCTGGTCTTTTCCCAGGATGCAGACGTACTCACTGTAATGCGCGCTTTTGTCGCCATTCCAGTGAACGCACTGTCGTCAAGTTCATTTAGAACTTCACCCAGTGCTGCCCGACGAAGGAGACGCGATGTGCGGCTCTCGGCGGGTCTCTCCTTTGCTATGGTACGTAGAAACTTTACCTTAGATTGGAGGACAACCAAGGGGGGTGGCGTTCCACACCCTCTTGTTTGCGATAGGACTCCGATAACATATGTTTTTCTGAGCCCTATCTCGGTATTTGCGCGTCGCCAGACGTTTGCAAATTGCCGGCACCAGTGACTGGGGGTCTCCCCCATGTTCTCTAGTGCGTGTTCAAGTGTTCCAGCGTGTGCTGCTTCCTTGAACCACTTCCTACTTGCTTTTAATTGCGAGTAGGCAGTTTGAATGGTTAGTGCCTGCTCTGTAAGCACCCCATCCAGGAACTCATCTCCTATCAAGAAGGAGATGTTTCCTAGTGTGAACATGTCGAATCTATCCCATGTCCACACTTCTTCGGGATAACAAAGGTATCTTTGTAAAAATATCCCGTCGACGGTCTTTAACATCTCAATGAGACGTAGAGCCCGTGCCTTTCTCGAAACATCGTGTGTTTCAAAGAGGGCATTCAACTGTCCCTGTGAAACACATGGG